ATCCACACACTTCTTAAGCGGCTTCTTTAAGCTTTCTTAAGTTATCAAAATAACCCCTATCAAATCCCCTCTGCCACTCCTTGCCTTGAGTGGTGTGTGGATTGTATTGGTTACTCAACCATCCATTTTTAAATGCAAAATAGCCCTGATCAAACTGAATACGCAAAGGTGCTGTGCGTTCTACTTTGATTATGTTCATAGCTTTTCCTTTAACTGAGATATTTTTAAGTTCCAACAATCTGACTTTACCACATATCCATTTGTAGGGTCAACATCTCCCTTGTTCATGAACACAGCATCTTTAAAGTATTGATGTTTTTCGTACACACCAAGATACCAACCAACAGAGAAGTCGTTCTTCACTCGACAGAAAGCATAGTAGTCACAGTCTTGTTTAATGTTTAAATTAGCAATACTGCAATCATATGTTTCCAAAGGAACATAACCTGTCTGCTTTGTCTTGACATCAATCTTTGTGCCATCGTCTAAGACTAAGTCGTAGTCATAGGTGTTAGAAAGAGTTCCTCCTAACACCTGTTGAGCAATAGCTTCACCAATGAAGCCAGCCATATTGCCAGCCCCTCTGATGATGCTATTGTAAAGCTGCCCCATCTCAGCAGCTTTATCTCTCGCTTCCACTAACATAGTGGGAGTGATGACTACTTCTATCACCGAACAGGACAAGCACCAGAGGAGCAGTCATCATCAAGACCAATGCTAGCTTCATCAATGGAAGCGATGAGGCGTGTGCTAGCTACCAATTCGTTGTACTGGTCTTCACTGATTTCTTCCAACGGTGCTTGGTGAAAGCCATGCTCTGAGTGCAACAAGAAAGACAAGCTCTTATGATTGTTCTTGTAATTCTTCTTCAGATACTTACGTATCTCAGGTAGTTCTTCTTTGCGATAGTAGACAGTGCAGGACACACTATTATCACTCCACACTTCTTGCAACCATTTCACTGTCTCCAGTTGTTGGATGGCTGTCATATCCTTTGCCAACACAGCATGCTCAGGGTGACGGAAGGGGAAAGACACAACCATTGTTGAGTGGTCAATGCTGCCATCAAAGTTGCGTTGAGGTTCTACAGGGTAGCCATGATCACGGCACACCTGCACCAATGAATGATTGGATGCAATGCGAATACGTCTAATCATGAAACGAGCATAGGCAGGATGGCAACCACTGGTAACACCGGGCAACAAAGACAATGTACCAGATGGTTTCACTGTAGTGAGCTTCACAGACTTATTAAAGCCGTGCTTCTGGCTATAGAAGCTATCAAAGTTACGCAGCTTCTTGTATGCCACATCAAGCCAGCTCTTCTGTTCTTCAGTGGCTTGTAGCACACCAGTGATGCCAATACCCATACGCATATTCGCATGAACAATGGCTTCTGTTTGAGGCAAATGGCAAGGCAAAGCAAGACTGTGTTTGTTAATACGATAGAGCAGTGTAGCTACATCGTTAAACTCTTCTTCACTCTCAATGTTAGGCAGATAGATTTCTGCCAAGCAACAGGTTTCTTTATCAGCCAAGCTTTGTTCAGCACATGGGTTATATCCCTGCACCAACGGATCTGGATACTCTGTCTCACCCAAGCGTCCAACTTTACGTGACAGCTTCAGGTTGATGAGTCCGTAAGGCTCACCCTTTCCTTCGTAGCCATCCCAAAAGAATTCATGCAAGTCGCTGATGTCATCACAGACAACAGAGTTGTTTGACATTGCTCTCCATGATGGAATGTTTCCCATGTCCCATCGCTTAGCTAACAGATATTCAACATCATCAGCATCACCAATGGCAATCTGTGCTGACCTACGTACATTACCAGCAACAACAATGGAACCAATGATGTTCATAATGTCTAAGCAATCAATGGGGCGTAGCTGCTTTCCTTTGCGTTTCTCCAACACATCAGAGATGTTGTTAATACCATTACACAAGTCTTCAGGGCCACTAGCTGTACCACCAAAGCCTTTGATGGGTGCTCCCTTGCCACGAATAAGCTGTGTGCTATAGGTAAAGGTACATCCAGTATCTAAGTCGCTTAAGAACGCCGCTTTAAGTGTTTTGCCAAGAAGCTTGACCCAGCCTTCACGACTATCTGGGACAATAAAAGAAGCGTCAGCGGTATCATTGCGAGTAGGACGAATAAATCCAGAATTAACGAGCGGAAGTTTATCAACATTTTCCTTTTGAATGTTATAGCCAACACCACTACCAAGCATCAACAAGTCCATAGCCCAAGTAAAAGGCTCAACAGGTTTATCTATGACAGTGAAGGCACAATTTTGTAGGCTAGCTAAGCCAAGTTTAGAGACAGTGGGAGTACCAAGCTGCCACAGGAAACGTCCTGCAACAATGCCTTTTAAACCCAATAGATAGCCCCGTAAACGCTCTTGTTCTACTTCGGTGAAGCCACACCCTAGCTGCTCATTGGTGGCCTTTACAACCCTATCTACTACGTCAGTAAACTCCTCTGTCTTGCTGTTTAAATCTGTCTCGTTTAGTCTTCGTGCGTATGTACGCTTCATTGTTAAATAACCTACAGTTGACCAAGGCGTTACTACATTAGTGTTCATGTTTCTCCAGTGTGATGAATGTTAGGGAAAATAAAAGGAGCAGAGTTGCTCCTAGATGGGGATGCAGTTATACATCAAAAACTATTCTTCAGAAGGATTCTTGTCTTTCTTTTTTAGTTTCCAGTTGGTGTATACTAATCTATCTGTAGGTAGTGCGTCATAACTATAAAGATCTACATCGTACAAAACATCTTTCTTAATGGGATAACCATAAACAATTTCTAGAAAAGAAAGGAAAGATTCTACGGCAGTAGGCCAAGTAATGTCATCACTCACTTCATGAGAAAGCTCAGTGGTTTTTCCTGTCACATCAGTGTGTGTAAAAGTATACCAAGCATTAGACGGTTGGTTTAAATATTCTTTCATGTCAAACTCCTTCAAATAAATTTGGGTATAAAGATGATAGCACAACTTTACATTGTTCTGCAATTTCTCTGTGTTCTTTTTGTGTAGACTCATCACAACGAATGTCTACATAGTGCAACCAGCTACGCAACGTACCATTCATATACATGCGTGACATGGTTAGTCCTTCAGGTAACACCTTCCTAGCCACTTCTTTTGCTATGCCTAAGCTCAAGGCAACCTTGTATGCATTGGCAGCAAGTTTCCATGTAGCTGTCTGTTGTTCATGCCACCAACGCTGAAGTTCTCTGTCCTGTGTAGGTATGCTGTTCTGTCTGTTCTTATCATCTTGAAGTCTAGCTTCTCCCCTATCCCAATCAACAACTTCTGCATAGCGTTGACTAAACTCTTGAAAGCTAAAGCTTCTGTGACGTAAGATTTGTCTAGCGATATCTCTAGTGGTATTAATTTCCATACAGATATTCACCATTTCAAAAGGACTCCAGTGCTTGTGCTTCATTAAATATTTAAGAAGCTTAGGCGCTGTGTCCTTATTATCTTGGTTGTCAGGGTTAGAAACCCGTGCCATATAAGCAACGAGTTCCTCCCCACTTGGTGTAGACCAAATGAGTTTAACACTCATAGGTAGCAGCTACTTTATCTAGATAATCATCTGCTTCACTGGGAATCATGTAGTGACGCAGCAAAGTTTTACATGCGTTACGAACATGGATACTGTTATCAATATCTTCTTGGTGAATGAGATATGGATTATTATAGGTATTTATTAAACAGCTTTTCAATTCGTCTACAAAGAAAGCATCCTCTAGCTCCTCCTGCTCCTCCTCAAGAGTCAACCACACCGTACCGTTTTCTTCCTCTTCTTCCACAATGAACCAATCATCTTCATCTTCATCGTAGTAATACCAAGCATCGTCATCTTCTACATAGTAGTATTCAATGTCTTCATCTTCGTCATAGAAGTAGTTAACATCTTCTTCTTCTTCTGCATCAGGAGTGTACAGCGTACCTTCTTTTGCTGCCTTGGCTAACAGAGTAACCAAAGCAAAGTTGATTAAACTATGTGTGCTTTCTTTATCCATATCCACATGGAAGTCTGCGCTTCCATCTTCATTTTCTCGATACTGGCTCAATTCAATTTTCATTTTACTTTCCTTTCAGTTTTTTCCTTGTCAGTTTTTATTTTATGACAAGGCTTACACAACACCTGCAACTCAGGCAACTCACAAAACATTCTATCAATGTATACGTCCCAAGAAATAAACCCTACAGCCGGGTCAACCACTGGATGTATATGATCTACTTGCACATCCACTGCTACAAACTCTTCTTTGCATGTAGCACATTTATAATGCTGGGCTAAAAGTCCAGTCTTCTTATTTATCCTTCTCTCAATGAATGCAGATTTAAGAGCAGTGTATTTCGGAGGCCATCTACGTGAAGCTGCTCTAAGAGTAGACGTAATGAAACTACGAAACCTAGCATCTGTCCACTGTCCTCCGTTTCTAGTTTTTAGGGAAAGTTTCTTCAACGACATTAGATAGATCTATAGAAGACTCTTCTTGAGAAAAGAGATCACGGACAATGTCCAACGCTTCATCAAT